TGGCGGAGTTGTATAAGAGACGGATGCGACTGGTTGCGCATTTGCAGATTCATCATATCTTGGAGGAGCAGTCTCACAATACAACTTGATGCTCAATGGCTGTGCGTAGGGTAAGCGTAGCAATGAGCGGCCTCCGTCAATCAACACGACGGAGGCCGCGTCATTTGGAGTCACAGGAGCAACGTTTATTCGTTGCGCGCTGGCGTACAGACCCGCGCACGAAAGACTTGCCCGCGTGTGCGGTGCCCAACGGGGGCCGTCGTAGCGCGCGCGAGGCTGTCATCTTAAAGCAAGAGGGCGTGGAGCCGGGAGTACCCGATTGGCTGTGTTTTACGCCATCGTCACAAGCCATTGGGCTGGCATTGGAATTCAAATCGCCCACGGGTAAGGGGCGCGTATCGCCCACGCAAAAACTTTGGCACGAACGTTTACGGCGCGCTGGCTGGCGCGTTGAAATTGTTCACAGCGCAGTTGATGCGTGGCGCGTCATTGAAACACATCTAGGGTTTCGTAATGCGTAAACGTCGCGTAATGTGCTATTGCAAATCGTATTGTTTAGTGTGTCAAATTGATTTGATTACACGTGAATCCGTGTATCAACACAACTTGCGCGTGGCGTGTCACGGCGAACGCCAATACAACACAGCAAAAGCGGAACGTGTATTGCTTGCAACTGCGTTCAAGGAGCATCGCAATGACTGACAAACTTTTGTCTGCAATGCTAGGCGCGTTGTTTATTGTGGTGTTGTTATGCTTTGCTGTATTGGTGTTTATTGCGTCACTGGTGTTTGATATCTTGGCGGCACTTCGGATGAAGTTTCGTATTCCCTTCAAAAAACTTTGGTGATTTATGCAATGGCAATATGTTGGCATTGAATACATCAAGCCCAACCCTGACAATCCGCGCATCATTCGTGATGACAAATTCAATAAGCTAGTACACAGCATCAAAAACTTTCCGCAAATGCTTGAATTGCGTCCCATTGTGGTCAATGAGGCAATGCAAGTGCTTGGCGGCAATATGCGTTTGCGCGCGTGTGAAGCGGCCAAGCTGACCAAGATACCCGTGGTTATTGCGTCATCGCTAACAGCAGAGCAACAGCGGGAATTTATCATCAAAGACAACGTATCATTTGGCGAATGGGATTGGGATGTGCTTGCCAACGCGTGGGACATTGATACGCTCCATCAATGGGGCGTCGATATCCCAACGTTTCCAGAGCCAGAAAACGCCAACGATGACGTAACAACCCCGGCACTTGATGCAATGAGCTATCAAGTGGTTATCGAATGCAAAAGCGATATTGAACAGGCCAACATTGCCCGTGAACTTGAAGACAGAGGATACACGTGCCGTCTCTTGACGTTGTAATCGAATCACAGCCGTCTACGTCCATTCGGGCGCGTCAAGTACAGGGAATGTTTGATGTCCCGGTACAAACAACGCAACGCTTGGAATGGCACGGACAACTGCCGCTAACGGAACGTCCGTGGAACGTTGGGCTTATTGTTGGCCCATCAGGGTGCGGTAAATCAACCATTGGCAAACATCTGTTTGGCAATGCAATGCATCATACGTTCAATTGGACGGGGGCATCAGTCATTGATGACTTTCCTGCGCACGTTCCAATCGAACACATTGCCAATATTTGCCAAGCGGTTGGGTTTAATACCATCCCTGCGTGGTTGCGACCTTTTCACGTACTATCAAACGGCGAACAATTCCGCGTTACGATGGCGCGCTTGCTTATCGAGCAATCGCAAATGGTTGTTGTGGATGAATTTACATCCGTTGTGGATAGGCAAGTGGCACAGATTACGTCACACGCTATCCAAAAGTATGTGCGCAAACAACAAACGCAGTTTGTCGCAATGTCGTGTCATTACGATATTGTGGAATGGCTACAACCCGATTGGATTCTAGAACCCGCAACAATGACGTTTACGTGGAGGTCCCTTCAGCGGCGACCACAAATTGCGGGGCACATCAGTCGGGTTCCGTATGCCTTCTGGAAACTATTTGCTCCCTATCACTATCTGACGGCTGACCTTAACAAAGCGGCATCGTGCTATTGCCTCTTTGTTGACAATGCGCCAGCGGCATTTGGAGCAATGCTGTACAGGCCACACCCAAAGGTGAGCAACGTATACGGGTTAAGTCGCTTGGTGACGTTGCCCGACTATCAGGGGCTTGGGCTTGCGTTTGCGCTTACAGACACGCTGGCATCAGCGTTCTATACGCTTGGGCAACGCTTCCACACGTACCCCGCACACCCTGCGCTGATACGTTCGTTTGATAAAAGCCGGAAATGGAAAATGGAAAAACGTCCTGGCGTGTGGAGCCCCAAATCAAGTGCCAATGGATTTAGTAAAGGCGGACGCCCGTGTGCCGTATTCGAATACGTTGGCGAAACAATGCAAGATAAAGAACAGGCATTTAAGTTACTTGGTATAGAACGTCTGCGAGGACAGCTATATGTCAAACGGAAATAGACACAAGAAAAAGGCAATGCTTGCCGCATTGGAGAAGTCACTAGGCGTGGTAACTACGGCGTGTCGTGCGTGTGATGTTTCACGTGCCACACACTATCAATGGCTTGAAAAAGACGCCGAGTATAAGGCGGCGGTTGATAGCTTGCAGGATATGGCTCTCGACTTTGCGGAATCCAAACTGCATTCACAGATTGCGGACAACAATACGGCGGCGACCATCTTTTACCTGAAAACAAAAGGCAAGGCGCGCGGGTATATCGAACGCTACGATGTGACAAGCAATGAGCAAACCATTGGCGCACAAACCATCGTCATTGGTGGACGGGAGATTAAATTCTGACGGCGTTTTTTGAAGAAACACCAGCACAACGTCAGTTTGCGGAAGCGGCGTTTTCTGGTCGCTTCCGCTACTTGCTCTATGGCGGTGGTATTCGGTCAGGTAAAACCGCGCTAGCGTTGATGCTTGTGCAAACGCTTGCGCGCGTCTATCCGCGTTCGCGTTGGGCCATTGTACGTAAAGACTTGCCAAGCATTCGACGCAACGTATTGCCAGCGTTCAGCAAGTTTCGCATTCCGGGGTTTACGGGCGACATTAACTTTGCATCGTGGACCAGCTTGTGCGCAAATGGGTCGGAGATTCTATTCGTCAATGAAAACATCAACGCAGACCCCGACCTTGATGCGTGGAAGGGGCTTGAAGTCAACGGCTTTGTATTAGAAGAAGCCAATGAGTTGTCATCTGCCGCGTGGTATAAAGCAGTAGAGCGCGCAGGGTCGTGGGTTGTGCCTGATGGGGAGCAGCCATCGCCGCTTATCTTGCTTACGTGCAACCCCGGTTTGGGTTGGGTAAAGGAAACATTCTACGATGCGTGGAAGCGTGACGCATTGCGTGAGCCGTTCTATTTCCAACCAGCAACCGTAGCCGATAACCCGCACATACCAGCAGAATACCGCGAAGCGTTAAAGAATCTGCCAGAGCGCGAGTATCGCCGCTTTGTACTTGGCGATTGGGATTCATTGTCTGCTAATCCGGGCGCGTTGTGGTCGCCGGAGATGATTATTCGCAACCGCGTAACTAGCGCGCCTGATTCATTCAAGCGTGTGGTCGTTGCTATCGACCCTGCGGCGTCGGCAGGACCCGATTCTGACGAAACGGGCATTGTGGTATTAGGTCAAGGCAAAGACGGGCACGGCTACGTACTGCACGACGCATCAGGTCGCTATCGCCCAACAGAGTGGGCCAATAAAGCGGTCGCATTGTTTAGGCAATACAACGCTGACCGCATCATTGGCGAGTCAAACAACGGCGGCGATATGGTCGAGGCAACGCTACGCGCGGTCGATTACTCTGTGCCGTATCGTGCAGTACACGCAAGCAGAGGCAAAGCCAAACGCGCGGAACCCGTGGCGGCGTTGTACGAACGTGGATTAATACATCACGTTGGCACGTTTGATAAACTGGAATTGCAAATGACATCGTGGACGCCCGATGAAGAGGCGTTTTCACCTGACCGAATGGATGCATTGGTGTGGGCGGTGTCGTGGACAATGTTGCGCGGCACAGGTGGGTTTGTTGTATAGCGCATCACGTTGACGCTTGCGCGTCGGCACCATATGGCATTAGGTATCAATGAGAGACACTAAATCCATTTCGACGCGGGGCGCATCTTTGTCTACTGCCGAGCGCGGAAATTCAATCGTGGCGCGTATGCGTTCGGCGTTGCGCGCTATTGCGTCAGATAGCAAAGAGCAGGCGCGGGCTATCATTCCGATGACCACCAATGGCAATGGTGGAACGCAACAGATGACGTTGGTTCGCTCGGCAAATCCGGGCGAATATCGATATGATGGGTCAACGATTCGCGCGCAGGGGTTCAATCGTCACCCTGTTGTTCACGCGTGTATTCGCGCGGTGGCGGACATTGTGGCGTCGGTACCGCTGGTCGTGTTGCGTGACCGAGCGGATAGTGAAACGCGCGTGGGTGAAGCGCATCCGCTTCAAAAGTTGCTCGACTATCCGGGACCACGTTTTACGGCGCGGCAGTTTCGCGCGCGTTATGCGGTGGATTTTCTCGGATATGGCAACGCGTTTTTTCAGATTGAACGCCCGTCGGAAAACGGATTGCCGCGTGGATTGCGCGCGGTCAACGCGGAATCTATTCAGCAAGTGTGGATTGATGTTGAAGGCGACGCGCGGCGATACGATTATTTGAATTGGGCGGGTATTACGCAGAACATCCGCACGGAAGATATGCTTCACTTCCGTGACATTGATATGGGACGACCCGCGACGGCGGAAGTGTTTGGGTATCCGCGTGGCGCGACGGCAATTGGTTCCATTATGGCGGATGGTGAGGCAACGCAGTACGTGCGCCAGATTGTGACGAATGATGGCACCCCGACGTTTGCGGTGTTGCTATCGGACGAAGCGACTAGCGACGACGCGGCGGCGATGCAGGAGCGATATAAGGCGCGCGTGGTTGATAGAGGAAAGCGCGGAACTCCGGCGTTTTTTGGTTCAGTCAGCGACATTAAGCCGTTGGGCTTCACGTTGTCCGACCTTGAATTTCCCGACTTACGGCGCGTGTCGCGTGAGGATATTTGCGCGGCGTTTGGCGTGGACCCGCGTATGGTGGGCATTGCGTCGGCGTCGAGCGATGCGGGGCTGTCGGGAGTGCAGTACGCGGAAGCGCGCGCGCGTCTGGTACAGCATACAATTGAACCAATGCTGTCGGCGTTTGAAGATGAATTGAACCATTGGCTTGCCCCGGAATACGGCGACGTTTGGATTACGTATGACCGCGACGTATTGCGTGAGATTGTCGAGAACGACACGGAAACGTCTACGCGTGTGCGCGCGGAATACGAGGCGGGACTGCGTACGTGGGAAGAGTCGCGCGTGGCTATCAATCTTGCGCCGTTGCCGGAGCCGACGGAAAGCGTGTTGAAGATTGCGGGGCGCGATTTGATTCCTGCGGCGGCGGTGGTGATTGACCCGAAGGCGATTGACGATGAGACGGCGACGGACGTTGCGATTGATGCAATGCCGAGTGAGATGGCAACGTCGGATGAAAACATTCAGGCAACGGCACTCAATGGCGCGCAGGTGTCGTCGTTGATTGAGTTGCTGAATATGCTTTCGACGCAACAGCTTCCGGCGTCTACCGTTGATGCGCTCATTAAGGCGGCGTTCCCGCTGGTGCCGACGGCGTTGATTGACCAGATGCTGGCAGGGTTGGATGGCTTCACGCCAAAGATGAGCGCGGAAGAAAGCGCGGCGGAAGGCGCGGCAATGCCAGAGATGGACGAAGAGGAAGAGGAAAGCGAAGAGGAAGAAAGCGGCGAAGAGGAAGTGAAAGCGGACAATGACGCGGAAGAGGAAGAAGTAGAGGCCAGCGAAAAGAAGCGTTCCGACGATGTGGCGGACGCGGCGATGATTCGGAAGCGCGCGATTTGGGAGCGCGCAAACAATGAACTCGACCGAACCGAGTCGGTCTATTACACACAGGCCAAACAGCAGTTGAATGCTGAAGGCGATGTGGTGACGCGCGCTATTGCGTCATCGCTTACAACGGCGTACGCAAAGGCGCGAGTGCGCAAGCTATACGAGCCGGATGGGGCTATTAGTCAGTCGTGGCAGACGCGATTCACGCCCATCATTGCCAAGTCATATGGGTTTGGCGCAACGGAAGTGGCGGGTGTCGGCGCGTCGTTGTCGGCGGATGTTGCCGAGTCTGGTATTACGCGCTCGACGGCAAGCGTAAAGAAGGCGGTGAGAAAGCGCGCGGCGAATCTTGCCAAGCAAGTGGGGCGCACGACGGCAAACGAAGTCATTGCTGTGGTTGAGGCGGCGACGAAGGCGGACCTGACGTTGACGGAAACGGCGCGTCTAGTGGCGCGCGCGATTTACGGCGAGGAACGCGTTGACGCGCGCGCGCGTACGATTGCGCGCACGGAGTCGGCGGGTGCGTTGTCGCAGGGGTCGTGGGACCAAGCGCGCGAAATGGGCGACCTGTATCGGTCGAAGGAATGGCTGGCGTTCAGCGACAATAAGACGCGCGACGACCATTCGTTTAATATGGCAATGGGTCGTATTGGTATTGACGAAACGTTTGTCAACGGGATGATGTATCCGCTCGACCCGAGTGGCGACCCCGGTGACATTGTAAATTGTCGGTGTGTGTTGGCATACTCCGATGAACTTCCCTAACCTTCATTGAGGAACGAATGGCAACGATTGATTTGTCGCAGGACGAAGCAAACGCAATCATTGGGTTTATTGACCTTGCGGTAAAGGCACACGGACTCAACGTGGCGGAAAAGGCGGTTGAAATGGCGAAGAAGATTGCCACGGCGACGGCTCCTGCTATTGTCAGCGACAAAACCACCAAGCGTTGACACGTTTTATTGGGGCATCTATGACACACAAGACGGCGCGACCCACCCTTTGGCACCTGACCGACACGGCGTTGAACGTGCGCGCCGATGCGGATTTGCCGCCCGGAATTGCGGGGCGCGTGTCTGGCGTTGCGTTGACGTACGAAGTGGTGGATAGCTACAACACGATGTTTGCGCGGAAGTGCGCGAAGCGTTCCATTGATGGGCGCGTGGCGGCGCGTAAGGTGCCGCTGTTGATGGACCACGAGCGTACGTCAAAGGCGCACGTTGGCGTCATTACGAAGATGGAGGACGCGGGTGACGCGCTATTGATGACGGCGGATGTATTCGACACGGCGGAAGGTCGTGCCGCGCTGGAATACGTCAAGGCCGTACTCGCGTCTGGCGCGTCCACGGGCTTTTCCATTGGGTTTATTCCGCGCGCGTCGGAGATGACGGCGGTTGATGGTCAGGCGGTGGAGCGGTTCACGGAAATCGAATTGCGCGAAGTGTCCATTACGCCGATGCCAGCGGTTCCGGGTGCGGAGATTGCGTCCGCGCGCCACGAAGTTGTTGCTGATGTTGTAGTCGAGCAGTCTGTCCCCGAGCGCACGGAGACGGAATTGCTCACGATTGCCGCGCGTGTCGCATTGGATGCGCTATCCGATGCGGAACGTTTCGCGGTGTTGGAAAGCTATTGGCCTGTTACGCGTTCCGAATCGGCTTCCGTTGTCACGCCTGTCGTGACGGCGACGCCCACTTCGACCGACAGCACAGCGCGAATGGCGACGATGGACGAACGTATCAAGGCGGTGCGTTCGACGTATTGCACTATTCATTCCAAGAGTAACTAACCAATGAAGACCACGATGATGTCCAAGAGCCGTGCCGCGAATGAGCTTCGCGAGCGCGCTCACGCGCTCCGTTCGGAACTGATGAACCCCGAGAATACGTTCACCGCCGACGAGGTGGAGAAGCGTACCGCTGACATTCGTGCGCTGGAGATGCGCGCGAACGCCGCCGCCGAGTTTACCGCCGATGCCGAGGTTGAGCGTCAGGGCGGAAGCGAGGGGCTGACCCGCGTTGATGCTGATGCCGAGCGCACCGCGTTTGCGTCGATGAAGGACGCGCAGGACGATGTGCGGCGTGAACTTGCCAAGGGCTTTAAGAGCGTCGGCGCGTATCTGCGCGCTGTCGCCAAGGGGCCGTCGAACGCGAAGGAGGCCGAGTGCCTAAAGCGTGTTGATATGATGACGCGGACCATCACCGGGACCACGAACGGCGGCGAGTATCTCCTGCCGCTGTCGCAGGTGCCGGAGATTTTCTCCGTTGACAATACTCAGCCGGGGCTGTTCCAGTACGCGCGGAAGTACAACGTGCCGGGGCGTTCGCTCCGCATTCCGTATCTTCTGCAGGATGAGGGCACCAACGTTC